AACAGGTTCTTATTTCACGGTTGACTCCTACCCAACATATGATGAAATTCCTCGATATGTGGCTAAGAACGGCGTTTCTTATCGCCTTTCTGACTGTGTTGATTTCCGTTCTAGCCCTACTGTAGATAATGCAACGCCAGATCCATACACCGATGTTGTTCTGGACCTTACCTACTATCTTGGTCGCGTTGACCGTTTGGTATTGAATAAAGATGGAAACTTCAAGGTAATCAAAGGGTTGCCTGATGCCAACCCAAAGCTTCCGCCAATCGATGCACAATCAATGTCGATTGCTACATTAGCACTTGCACCATATACACAAAAGATCAAGACCGACGTTGCGATGACTATCATCGACAACAAACGCTATACAATGCGCGATATTGGTATTTTGGATCAACGTATTGGTCGCCTTGAATACTATCAAACGTTGTCCCTACTTGAAAAAGCGGCCAAAGATTTGCAGGTGTTAGACGCAAATGGAAATAATCGCTTTAAGAATGGTTTGTTGGTAGATCAGTTTAAGGGCCATAGTGTTTCGGATGTTACAAACCCTGACTTCTACGCCGCCGTAAACATGGGCGAGGAGTTCATGACTTGCCCGGTGAAGACCAAGCATCATCTAACTCGACCTGTTCATGAAACAAGGAACAATGTTAACATCGGCGACAAACTAGCAACGCTTGCATATACAAGCCTTCCGTTCATCACACAAGGTCTGGCTTCGCGGGCAATGTCAGTAAACCCGTTCAATGTAACCGCCTTCATCGGCAAGATGGTGACAGAGCCGCCTTCTGATTATTGGAAGGAAATTGAATATCTGCCAGACATTGTAACCAACACAAACGGTTCATGGGACGCAGCAGCCGCAGCAGCATTAGGTTTGCCTTATCCAACACCAGAAGTTGTTGAAGCTATCACCTGGGGTTCGTGGTCTTTGTCTTACGATGGCATCAATGACATTCAATTATCTGATCAGTTTGTTGACGATCACGATCAACCAAACGAGTTTGCAAACTTCGTGCCGATGTTGAACGATGATGGCTCCCAAACTGTGGCGCGCCGCAGAGGGACTAAGAAGTCCATCAAGTTCACCAATTCCGTTAAGACAGATACAAAGGTTGTAGATACGTCCGTTATTCCTTGGATGCGAACGGTTGATATTCTGTTCTGCGCTACCGGCATGAAGCCTAACACGCTCGTCTATCCATTCTTTGACGGCGTTGATATCTTTGAACACTCTGCGCGTTGCGATGTTTTGAGGGTTTCTGCTATAACTGGCGGGCTGGCAGTACCAACTATCAAGGCATTTGAATATCCGTTTGGTATGGCTCAGGTATCGCAAGATACAGGCAGCGGGATTGCGCGTGGCCGTGTGTTGATGATTCGCAATGGTTATATGCATGTACTGCGTGATGCGCGTAGCCCAAACTTTGTCCCTTCAGGCAACAACATGGAGTTTAGGTACAACGTGTTGGCCGGAGATGGTACTCTAGAAGAATACAATACCTCATTTTCTATCAGCACAATCTCGTTGTCTGATCGTCAAGAAATTATAGGCAACGGAAGTCTTACAGTTTTCAACTTATGGCATTTACACACCGCCCCTCTTGCCATTGAGGTTTGGAAGAATGGTGTACAACTGACTGTTGGTGGGGCAGCAGACCAATACACCGTAAATGGACCAACCGTTACCCAAGTAACGTTCAATACTGCACCACTTGCAACAGATATCGTCTATGTGTTCTATCCATGGACGCTAAAGACTGACGCATCTGGCTGCATTTCGGGCATTTATACTGTACCAGTCAATAAGTTCCACACCGGTGATCGTTTGTTGCGTTTGATTGATGAACAGACCAATGATCGCACAAAGGCGAATACGGTTGGTGAGTATGTATTCTCGTCGTTTGGTTTGAAGTTGATCGAACAGAAAACAATCACCACGACAAGAATTCCAGTTATCACCACCGAGGAAGTCATCCAAGAATTGCCTATGTGGCACGACCCACTTGCGCAGTCTTTCTTGGTAGACGGCAAGCTATATCCGAACGGCGTGTTCCTAGATTCTGTCGATCTATGCTTCATGAATAAGGATCCGGCGGTTCCAGTATCGGTGGAAATTCGGCCGATGGTAAATGGCTATCCTCATTCAAGCATGTTCATTCCTGGGTCTAAGGTGGAAAAAGACTCGTCTGAGGTTAAAGTAACAAACGGAACCGACGAACAAGAGCCTATTCTTGGAATCGGCTACATGGCTGACGGCAACCTGGTTCCAAGTTTTTCAGATCCACGCACAGTTACAAACTTCAAATTCAATTCGCCAATTCATTTGAAGCCAGATACTGAATACTGTTTGGTTGTCATGTCTAACAGCAATCTATACGAAACTTTCATTGCTGAGATTGGTGCAACACAATTGGGCTCGACTCAAATGATTGCTGAACAGCCTTATGCCGGTTCGTTGTTCAAGTCGCAAAATGCTTCGACATGGACGGCAGCACAAGAAGCGGACATGATGTTCAAGTTGAATCGTTGTGATTTCGTTCCTGCAGGTTCGTTTGAAGCAGTTATCGATGGCTTCGTTGATCGTACTCCATTCGATTATGACCTAATGTGGGTTGCAGCAACAAACATTGAGTTTGATGGCGTTGCTAATATTTTGTATGGTATGAAAACAACTGTGGCAAGCACAGAGACACTAGAAGCGACCTTTACCTCCTTCTTCCCATACAACGACCTATATTTCAATGAACGTCGTCGGTTGTTGTCGGATTCGACTGACATTACTGCTACAACAGGCATCGTTGTTTATGATCTTCCATTCCTAAATGAAAGTAGGGATACAGTTGATGTATTCTTCCGTGATGACGTAAATGACACCACAGAATTGCAACAAAACAAGGTTCTTTTCACTATTCAAGATAAGCCTGGAAGCTTGATCGGCGAAAAGCAACTAGTTTGGGAATCGTCAGTCATTGATCCACCAACCAATGGAAACATTATCCGCTTTACTCGCGGCTCTAGTGTTGTCGTCAAGTTTGATCTTGCAACTACCGATTCTCGCGTTTCACCAGTTTTGGATATGTCGCAATTTACAATGCGTTTCATCCAGAATCAAATTGACAATGCGGGCGTAACCGAAACTGATCTTCGCTTCCCACCAGACACAGATATTGAATGTCCCGCAGTTACTATTGCGGGTGGTGGTTCTGGTGCATTAATTTCCTTGACCGTATCGGGCGGGGTGATTGTCGATGCTGAAATTGTCGATGGTGGTACTGGTTACACCAGCCCAACAGGAACAGTAACTGGCGGTGGTGGTACTGGTGGGACGCTGACCCTAGCAGAAACTGGTGGTATTATTGATGAAGTTGTGATTACGAATGCGGGCGCTGGTTATGGACCAACAAGCCTAACATTCTCCAATACAATAGGAAGCGGGGCACTAGTATACCCAACGGTCAAGCATACATCAGGGTCAAGCACACCTAATTTGGGCGAAGTTGTTGGTTGGCAAGTAGATGACACAGGTGCTGGTTATTTGGATTCCTTCGAAGCTGGTTGGACCGATGATACTGCTGGCGCAATTGTTGTTGAAACAAACAACGAACTGAACCCAACAGGCGGCAACGTTATGGCACGTTACATTTGCCGTCGTGTTGAATTGAAGCCAAATTTCGAAGCCGAAGATATTAAAGTATATCTGTCAGCAATGAAACCTCAGGGTAGTGGAATTCATGTCTACTATAAGGTTCTTGCTCCTGATGACGGTACTTTGTGGTCTGATCGTGATTGGGTCAAAATGGAAGCAGTCGCAGACGTTTCATCTACCTGGATCGATGACTATAAAGAAATGGAATTTGGTACTGTCGGTGGTTCTGCAATCTATGGTGGTTTTGACGGATTCAAATACTTTGCCATCAAGATTTGTTTGACCGCCGTAAATACTGCGCAGGTTCCAAGAGTCAAAGAACTTCGTGTAATTGCCCTTGATACGGCATTCAATCCAGTATAAGGTAAGATATGGGTTACAAATTAGCAGATGATCCAACACTGGAACGTGATCCTGTAAGCAAGGCTTTGGTGTCAAACGACTTCAAGGCTTTGCAAGCGACTAGAAACAAGATCAAGGAACGGCTTGATGTAAATCGCCTCCAAACGGATCTAAATAACGTTAAAGGCGAATTGGCTGAAATCAAGTCAATGTTGGCCGCACTTGTCAAAGGCAAATAATGGCTGCTCCACAAGGACCGACATATATTGACGTTGAGGCTTGGGTCGAAGTTACTAATGAGGTAGGTGCCGATCTTGGTGATGTGGCCACATTGGCTGTTGGCACAGGGGTTGTTGATGGCATCAATGATTTGAATGCAGAGATTGGTGATTTGTCGCTTTTGGAGACTACTGACCATACGTCTATTGTGTATGCATTAAATGAGATCAAAGCCGTGGCTTTCATTTTGGGCTTGGCCCTAACAACACCAATAAACTAATATGGCAATCACCTCAGTTTCAGAAAACGACACCTTCGATCAATGGAGGGTCAAGACAAATACCATTTCAACAAATCTCGGGGATGCTGCCACGTTGACAACGACGGCAACAAATGCTGTTGCCGCAATCAACGAATTAGACGCTGATATTGGCGATCTAGGTGATCTGGAGGTTCCAGGGGCTGATCTAGTCGCGGCGACCAATGAAGCTCGCCGCGTTGCGTTTGCACTATCGATTGCATTAGGATAAGGACAATAAATGGCTACCAATACATTCAACAACGCGCTCGCAGCAAACGTTGGAACTGCTGACGTTATCGTTTACACAAACCCAGTTACTGTGGGTGTGAAGTCTATCGTCTTGCAATTAGACGTTGCTAACCGTACAGCAGGCGGTCGGACCGTTACTGCTTGGATAGATCGTGGCGGCACAGCATATCATTTATGTGTTAATGCCCCTCTACCAGTCGGATCGACTTTACAAGTCGTCTATGGCCAAAAGGTCGTTCTTCAAACAACAACAGGGCCGATTCGCGACAAGATCGTAGTCAAATGCGATACTACAAACGGCGTTGATGTTGTTTGCTCTATTCTAGAGGACGTGTAATATGTCTGCACCACACTATATCGGCAATAGCCCTATTTATGGGCAGTTTGTTCAGCAAACCGTTTCTGGTAGTGGTGTGGGACCACACCTTCTTCAACAAACTGCACCATCAGCCGAATCGCTGCTCGTTGTTCAGGCCGGCGTGGTTTTGAAAGCGGGCGTTGATTATACAATCTCTGGCAGCGGATCACAAATTACCTTTTCTGCACTAAAAGCCCCTTCCGCAGGCAACACATGGATTCTATTTCAAGGTCAAAGCCTTCTTAACGCTTCTAGTTCAACCGTAGAAGTTAATTCGTTTGTGGGTGATGGTGTTGATACTACCTTTGTCTTGACAAATCCACCAGCCTCGCAAGACAGTATTGCAGTATTTGTTGATGGCCTATTCCAAAGCTACACCACAAACTGGACGTTATCTGGCTCAACAATCACATTTACTGCTGCACCAGACAATCTGTCGCCAATTGATGTATACCACTTCAAAGTTACCTTCTCTGGTGGTTACGTTGAGATTCCAAATACCGTTACTGCATTCACCGCATTGGCTGGTGTGAAGTATATTGTAACTCCTCCACTAGCAGGAACTACTGTTACATTGCCATCGTCGCCCAATGAGGGCGATGAGGTTCAGCTCGTTACTGCACATGCAACCTATCAGATTACAGTAACATCAGGCGATGACATTGATGCGTCTGCCTCTGATTATGTGATGGCAGCAAAAGCATCTAAGACTTTCGTCTATACAGGCGCTTATGGTTGGGCTGTAAAATAAGGATAACAAATGGCTATTCGAAAAGTAAATAGCAGTCTAATCGTAGATGGCACCATTGCTGGCGCAGACATTTCTGCGGGCGCAATCACAGGCGCACACATTGCTGCCGCAGCGATTACAGGCGGGCACCTAGCTGGTGGTGCGGTTGCTGGATCAGCTATCCCAGCAGGAGCTATTACTGCTGGTCATATGGCCCTAAATTCTGTCGAAACAAATGCTATTGCAGCAGGTGCAGTTACCTCTAGCAAGCTTGGGGCAGGCGCGGTTTCGGGCACTGCTATTCCTGCAGGAGCAATTACAGCAGCACACCTGGCAGCAAATTCAGTCACAACAAACGCAATTAACGGCAGTGCAGTAACTAATGCAAAGATTGCATCAGGTACTATCACTGGTGCACAGATTGCATTATTGGGTATTGTTGGTGGTAATTTAGCTACAGGCGCAGTAACAGGAGCTAAAATTGCATCTGGTACTATCACCGGAGGGCATATTGCAGCATTGAGTGTTGAAGGCGGAAACATTGCTACTGGTGCAATCACCGGTGCTCGCATTGCATCTGGTGCAGTAACAGGTGTTCATATTGGATCAGGTGCTGTGACTGGTGTCCACATTGCTTCTGGTTCAGTAACCGCAGCACATCTTGATGCTAGCACAATCCTAGTGCCGTACGATTTTCATGCATCGTTGCTTCCAAACGGAGCCACTGCGGGCCTTTCAGCAACCCTGTTTGGTTGGATCGCGCCAAGAGTTGTTACCTTAGACAGTCTCAACGTAGCGGCATACTGTACTATTGTAGGCAGTGCCGGAACGTCTACCCTTTCTGTTAATGTGGATGGTTCGCCTGTTGGTACAATTGATTTTCTAATGTCAGAAACAACAGGCACATATACAGATACTTCGATGGGAACCGTAGCAACTGGCTCGTATGTAAGTTTGGTGACTGATGCTTCAAACTGGGACGTTGATATTAGTGGAATTATGGTTGCTATTCCAGGTACCGCAGTTCTAGGCTAAGGATAATCATGTCAGTAGAGCTAAATTTAGTCATTGAGCAAGGTGCAGACTTCACCACTATTATTACAGTAGCGGAAGACGACGGCACGCCAAAAGATTTGACTGATTACACCTTTGATGCGGCGATTCGGCGTACATACTCTAGCACCACCTCATATGCATTGACAGTTGGGACTGACGATCCACCAACATTAGGCGTAATTCGTTTGTCCATGTTGGCAGAAGATACCGCAGAATTGCGAGCACCACGACGATATGTGTATGATGTATACATGAAGGCACCAGACACTGGTGTGGACCCTAACATTGTAGTAGGCTCAAGAACCCGAGTTGTAGAGGGAATTGTTACAGTAACTCCATCAGTTTCTAGGCCCGTGACACCAGGACCATGAAGATAAGAGTACAAACACAGCCTTACAACAAGGTTGTGAAGTTGAAGGTGGGGCAACAAGCCAGAATTAGTCAAACGCAACCTGGGGAGTTTATTGCCAAGCCAACAAATGTAGATGGAATCCTTGTTCAGCAAGGAGAGATTTCGACGGCAGTTTTGTATTCGGGCGTGCCTACTCTAACTGGTGGTGGGATTGGTACAGATGGCGCGACCGGTGCAACTGGGCCTGCGGGGCCTGCAGGGGCTACAGGCGCTACTGGTGCATCTGGATCAGGCACTGATTCGTTAGTTTCAAAAACAAATGCAGGACTTGATATTATGTGGAAAGGGACTGCGGTGTATCTGTTCAGCAATACCTCAGTCAAGAAAGCGCAGGCGAACGACGACGACAAGAAGCGAGTTTTGGGTTTGGTGTATGAGCCTGTTTTGGGCATTGGTTCATCGGGACAAATTATGACTGAAGGTCTTTTAACTCTATTGCCTTCAGAGTGGCTTTATGTAGTAGCAGATATTGAGGGCTTCGTTGGTGATCAATACTATTACCTAAGTCCATTGCAAGAAGGCAAGATTACTAGGGTAGCACCATCCGCGTCTGGAGAGTTTGTTTGCCCTATAGGTTATTCAGTTAGTGCGACTCAATTACTAGTTCGCATTGATTTAACAGTTGCACTATAACAAAAAGAGGTAAGGAGACACTATGGCTTCTCAAACCCCAATCAAACTAAACAGTGGTCAGCTAACCCTGTTCCAGACGGGCGATACGCTGCCTATCGCATTTGGTGGTACAAATTCTACCACCGCCAGTGATGCCCGCACGGCGCTTGGTCTTGCAATTGGCTCTGATGTACAGGCGTACGACCCTGACTTAACGGCGGTTGCGGCTCTTTCTGGTACTGGTTATGCCGTTAGAACGGCCTCTAACACCTGGACCAATCGCTCCATTGTTACTGCCGATGTGAACAGAATCACAGTTACAAATGGTGATGGAGTTGCTGGTAACACCTCACTTGATCTTGCAACCGTTACTGATGGTGGTACCGGTACGTTCTTGAAATTTACTCGCGACTCATATGGTCGTGTTTCTGGAACTACCGCAGTAGTTGTGGGCGACATTTCTGCGCTGGTTGATACGCGCTATGTTCGTTTAGATAATGACACCGCACTAAACAATGGCGTAACGATTTCTTACAATGCAGGTACTACCTCATTTACAGATGATGATTTAGTTCCAAAGCGTTATGTAGATGGTGTAGCAGCTGGTATGGACTGGAAGGGTTCAGTTCGTGTTGCATCAATATCTAACGTCACCGTTTCGAACCCAGGAACATCTTCATTCGACGGTGTAACTCTATCTAATGGCGAGCGCATTCTTTTGAAGGATCAAAGTACAGCCAGCGAAAATGGTATCTACGTTTTCAATGGTTCTGGTTCTGCAATGACGAGGGCAACAGACGCAGATTCTAGTGCCGAAGTAACTGGTGGTTTGACTGTTTGGGTTAATGAGGGTACCACAAATGCTGATACCGCATGGACTCTTATTACTAATGATGCGATCACACTTGGTTCGACTTCATTGACATTTACACAAACATCTGGTCTTGGTCAAATTACTGCGGGTGATGGTCTCACAAAAACAGGCAATACCATCAACGTTGTTACTGCGTCATCAACTCGCATTGCAGTTGCCGCAGATAGCATCGATCTTGGTCAGCCAACAATCGGTGGTTCTGGTGCTGGCTCAAACTTCACAAAGGTGAACGTTGACGTTTACGGTCGTATTTCTAGTACAGGAACTGCAACACCCGCAGATATTGGTGCAGAACCAGCCGATGCTGACTTGACTGCGTTGGCAGCATTGTCTGGTACCGGTATTGTGGTGCGTACAGCCTCAAACACCTATGCGTTGCGTTCGATTACTGTGGCTGGTGCTGGTTCTAGTCGAATCACAGTTACCAATGGAGATGGTGTTGCGGCAAGCCCCGAACTAGACCTACGTTCTGGTATTGTTACCCCTGGTACCTATACTTCAGTTACAGTCGATACATATGGTCGTGTAACAGCGGGTTCTGGTGGTACGGGCTCTGGTATCTCCACCACGCTACAAAATAATCATGGCTCAACAATCGTCATCGGCGAAGCAGTCTATATTAGCGCAGCGGGACAGGTATCTAAGGCCAATGCAAACTCGGGATCTACATATGCGGTAATTGGTTTGGTAGCTGATACATCGATCACCAACACTTCGTCTGGTAGCATTGCAATTGCAGGTACTTTGACAGCAACAACTGGTGAGTGGGATACTGTTACAGGTGGCTCTGGTGGTCTGACAGCAGGCGCACAATACTATTTGAGCGACGTTACGGCTGGCCGAATCACCACAACCCCACCCAGCACAACAGGGCGCTATGTTGTCAACGTAGGCCGTGCGCTATCAACAACAGTTCTATTGATTAACCAAAATCAAATCGTTGCTTTGTAATTAGGATATGGTTTGTTATGACAATTCGTGTTTATAAGTCTACTGATGCAGGCGCAAAAACATTAACAGGGCAGGTCGGCAAGTTAACAGACATTCTTGACGACTGCCTTGTTAATGGTTACAATTCCAAAACCATCACCATAACTCGTAGCGGTTCTACGGCTACCGCCACATCTACATCACATGGGTTCACAAATGGCCAACGCCTTCTTGTTGCTGGGGCTAATGAAACGGCCTACAATGGCGAATTCGTAATCTCAAATGTGGCGGCAAACACCTTCGATTATACCGTTGTTGGCAGCCCAACTACTCCTGCTACAGGCACGATTACTGCCAAAGTCGCTCCATCTAACTGGGGTATCGCTTATACAGGAACAAACAAACGGGCGTATAGAGCACCTAGTGGGTATGGAGTAAGGCACTACTTTAGAATTGAGGATAATAATGATTTGGCTGGTGGTGCAAACTATGCCAGAATTGTTGGTTATGGGGCCATGACTAGCATTGATGTTGGTACCGCACCATTTCCAACATCAACACAGATTTCTGGCGGCGGTTGGTTACTTAAGTCTAATACCGCCGACGCAACTGCTAGGGCTTGGCAGGTTATTGCCTCTGAAAAATTTGTCTATATGTGGTTTGATAAATCATCGGATTCGCCTTCATCACCTGTGATTTTTGGGTTTGGGGAATTCACCACTTTCCACACCTATGATTCAACAAACTCCTTGGTAATGGCCAATGCTGCATCAGGAACTTCTGGTGGTAGCCAGGTAACTTATCTTTCAGGGGGTTCTACACAAGGGTGTTATGGACTACGTTCGATAACAAATTCAAGTGGGGCTATAATTTTAAGAAAATATGGTTGGGGATCTGAAACTACCTCTGCGGGGTTTGGTATGCAATACCCCGAACCAATAAATGGTGATATACCATTAACACCGATATATCTTTGGGAGCAGTTTCCAAATGCAACTGATTGGATAATACGTGGCGCATTGCCAGGCGTTATGATTTTTGGACAGGCGTCCAACAATTTTACGCATGAGGATACTTTTTCTGGAAAAAGCGGCGATGAACTTGATGGTATCACCTATGTAGTGTGGCGCATGTATGCTGCTGCTGCCTATGCAATTCAAACTTCTGGGGACTGGTAATCGTGGCTATAGGCGTAAAATTTTTTAAGTCAGATGATGCCGGCGCTCCTGTTATGTCTGGAAGTGTTGGTGCTTATATTGGGGTACTTGACGCTATCCTTTTAAACGGCTACAATTCCAAAACCATCACCATAACTCGTAGCGGTTCTACGGCCACTGCAACAGCATCATCGCATGGTTTTGTGGCTGGCCAAGTTATTTTGGTTGCTGGTGCCAATGAGTCAGATTATAATGGTGAGTTCGCTATTGTTTCAGTGCCAACAACCTCTACCTTTACCTATACAGTAGCTAATTCACCAGCAACACCCGCAACAGGATCTATTACCGCAAAAATAGCGCCTGCTGGTGGATGGGCGAAAGCTTACTCTGGAACCAACCTTGCTGCATATAGAGCAGCGGCTGGTAATCGCTTTTATTATCGTGTAGATGATACTGGAACCACTACAAGTAGGGTTGTCGGTTATGAATCAATGACTGATATCAATACTGGAACGGACGCTTTTCCAACATCAGCACAATTTTCTGGTGGGTTATATGTTGCAAAGTCTGGAAATGCAGATGCAAATTCAAGAAAATGGATTGCTGTAGCGACTGATAGAGTCTTTTATATTGCAAATGATCAGGCCAATAACGCATATAATGCTGAACAGTCAGATGTATATGCTTTTGGTGAATTCGATTCTAGGGTTACCTCTGATGCATATAAAACCTTTATAATTGCGAGAAATACCTCGTCGTTAAGCGGTGGCACTGGTATGTGGTATTTTCATATTACCAATACTGTAAATACTACACACGTTGGTCATTATTTGGCGAGAAACTATAATGGCTCTACTAAATCTGTTGCTTTTGGAAAACGCCTTCATCCTGTTTTAACCAACATAAACACTTCACCAAGTATTCCAATTTCAACTTTTAAGTTTCCGTCTTGGCCGGATAGAAGGACATTTCTTTCTAGATCGCAAATTTTTGAGATATCAACTGCCGGCATATATCGCGGTGATTTAGATGGTATTTGGTCATTAGGACAAAATATAACTACTACAGATTTTAGGACATTTGATTTTTTTACTCCTGGGTCTGGTTCTACCTTATATGGAAAACGATTTTTGTGTATGCGTGGTGCGGGCGGTGGTATTATTTTTTTCGAAGTCTCTGATACGTGGTCTGTAACATAAAATGGCTGATTTAGGCGCTATTGGCATTCAAATAAATGGGTCTATCGAAACCCTTTTTGATGAAGGAGATATTGACCACAATACCACATGGGCCCCGCATGGTGAACAAATTGATGCACTTCAGTATCACATTATTGCGAATCAGTGGCAAATTGATGATGACGATCTAATCACATCGTTGATTGATACGTCTGGAACTATATCAGGTAAGGTATACTATGATGGTATTCCGCTTGATCGCCAGACGGTAATTTTGCATTTGTCGGCTAGTCATTTTGACGTTTCTAGGGCACGAACCGACTCTGGTGGAAATTTTGTCTTTTACGGGCTAAATAAGTCATCTAACTACTATTACATCACCGTACCAGGAAGTTCGTCTGGTATTGTGCGCGTCAACTTAACAGCAGATGCTTTTGTTGAGATAGGACTATATTCCGTGTCTTCCAGACGACCACTAGTATTAATTAATGGCATCATCACCGAAGCCCCCGATGGAACTACTTGGGCGGTTGGCGTACCTGCTGCCGCTGTCAGCACTTATTCCGCCAACGTTGGGGATGGCACCAACACCTCATACACCATTACCCACAGCCTTGGAACTCGGGATGTTGTGGTTGAAACACGCGACAACAACTCTCCTTATGGTGTTGTTGACGTTAACTGGGAAGCTACTACTACGTCTGCAATTACCATCACATTCGAATCACCACCGACTACCAATAGGTATCGGGTAAATATCATAGCCCTATAAAATGGCACGCACCAATCTAACTGACTATGCCTTCTCTGGCGACGTTAATGCAGCACAAGCGCTGAATGTTGGTTCTGGGACAGCCCTTTCTGAGGCATATTTCCGCGTCCAAACTACAACTGATATTCCGGCATATATTCTGACTTATTCGGGGACGGGCAGTCAGGTTAAGGGGCGCTTCTATGCCTACTACACTTCGGTACCGTCCGGAGCGGTATACCTGGAGTCAGTTGGAACATATCCACTTGCTTTCTATGTCAACTCTGTTGAGCATATCCTTATCTCAACATCAGGTACTAAACTCAACACTAATGTGGCTGTGGGCACAACCCATTCTGCCTGGGCCGCTGCCCAAAAGGCCATTGATATTGGTACTATGGGCCACATTCGCGCTGACACCGCAACATCGGAAATAGGGCTCAATCTATATTATGATGGTGCCAACTGGAAGTATAAAACTACTGCGGCTGCTGCAATATTTTATATGAATGCGGGCAGCTGGTATTGGTCTTCCGCTGCGTCTGGTACAGGAGGCGACACAGCCACCCTAACTGAAAAGATGCGATTAACTAACGTTGGTTACTTAGGTATCGGAACTAGTTCTCCATCTGGCCCCCTTCATGTAACCTCATCTTCTCTTTTGGCGGCTGGTAGCGCCTCTGTTATTCTGAGTGGTGATAGCAACACCGAAAGAATCTCGATTCGGTCAAGCACTCCAGTTTTGCATTTTGGTAGATTCAACTCTACATATGCTTCACCAACTGTTGTGGCTTCGGCCGATCCTTTAGGATATATTCAGTTTGGTGGTTGGGATAGTGCGGCTTGGCATCGTGGTGCCTGGATTTATGGTATAGCCGACGAAAACTATAGCACAACGCGCCGTGGTTCATCGATAGTTTTTGGAACCGCATTAGCTGGTGCTGATTCTGCGATTTCTGAACGTATGCGCATCATGCATAATGGTCCTGTACTGATTAATCGAACCACTAATACCGCCAACGCAGAAAAACTTAGCGTTGAAGGGGCCATTCGTTGTATTGTTCCTGGTGCTGGTGGTTGGCCACATGCAACAAATTCAGAAGCCGATACTGCAATCGGGCTACGAATTCATAATACTGGTTCGTGGGGGTTTGACTTTGGAAATGCTGGTGGCATTGGTTGGATTCAAACTAGATTAATTGATAATGCTGCTCCATCAAATGGAGACATTTACCTATCACCAAGAGGGGGTCAAGTAACGATTAACGCCGGTGCTGCGGCGTATTCTTACTCAACAACATCAAAACTGATGGTGTATAGTGCCTCTGCCGCAGATCCGACAAATTCAGGAACCTCTGATACTGCGGTATCTCTAAGACTGCATCACAGTTCAGTTGCATTTGATTTTGGAGTTGCCGCAGATGGTACTGGTTGGATTCAAACCAGATTAGCATCGGCGCTTGGCACAAATTACGATCTTGCTTTAAACGCCAATGGTGGAAATGTTGGAATTGGCTATACTAGTACTACCCTTCCAGCATATAAATTAGCTGTTAATGGTACTACATACCTTGCCGGCACTTTATATCCAATTTCGGGGTTTACGGCATATGCAGCCTCTACAATTCAAGGCGATTTTCCTGTAATTACTTCGATTGGTGTTGCCGGAGCATTGCAATGTTATAACACAGGGACGGCAGATAGTGATCAGTTTGCTGGTATCACTTTTCACAATGCTGGGCAATATGCTGTCAACTTTGGTCTGGTAGCTGGTGAATTGCGTCTTGGTGGTTGGTCATACGGCGCAACCTCCAACCGCATTGTGCATGAGGGGCTGACAAACTGGGCGCTCGCTAACGCAACTATTCCAACAGTTACCGTAAGCCACTTTGTGGTGCCGTCCAGTACGGTCATTACTGGTCGTGGTTACCTAAATCTGGCAGCTAATGCCTACTATAATAGTGGGTGGAAATACATCCTCGGAAGTCAAGAAGCAAGTTTGATTTCTATGACGAATGAAAATATTGATTTCTTTGACGCTGTTGGTGGTTCTGCTGATGCAACTGCCACTTTTCATTGGAACGCAGGTTTTAGTTCAAACGGTTTGTCAATGGGGTGCGGCACTATAGATGCTGGGGGTGATACAGGCCACATCACTATCAGATCAGATTCGACTTCCAAATATGGCGTTCACATAATGGGGTATGGTGGTGTAACGTCAAATCTGTTTATGGGCACTACACATGGTGGAACATATGCATCACCAACCGCATCTGTCGCGGGCCGTCAATTTGCAATTATGGCAAGAACTTGGGATGGATCGGCATATGCAAACACATGCGCAATTCAGCTAGAGGCTAATGCTACTTGTGCGAGCAACGACCATCCAACCAACATCACGTTTGCAACAACACCAGATAACTCTGCGACAAGAGCGGAAGGAATGCGACTTGATTTTAATGGCTATCTGTTAATTGGTTATACAACTAGCAACGGTGCTTATAAGTTGCAAGTTAACTCGCAAATCTATGCCACAAATGCAACTATTGCAACGTCGGATGCCAGATATAAGGAACGGGTTTTGCCCATTACAGATGGGCTTTCAGTCATTAAGGAATTGAATCCAGTATCTTTCTTTTGGAAAAGTCATCCAGTTCACAAATTTGAAAAAGAAGAATGTGTTGGCTTCCTTGCTCAGGAAGTTGAGGCTGTTTTTAGGGGCAAGAATAAGAGCATGGTTGATTCTATTATCAAGAAAAACCGAGTCCGAACAAACCCTCACAAGCCAATAAATCCAGACGATCCAAATGACGCTGACACCGCAATACCAGAGTTTGAGGAATTCTATGGTATGTCAGATACCTCGTTGATTCCATTCCTGGTTTCCGCAGTTAAGGAATTGAGCGACGAGCTGGAAAAATTGAAGGCTAAATAGTAGGCTGGTGATTCATACACCATTGTCAATTTTGATTTGAGGAGAAAACTATGATGTTAAATGTACACGCTGGCCTTGTTGCTGTTAATGGGCAGCCGCTTCATATCCCAGTAAACACAGACGACAAAGGAAATCCTGTCTTTGGACCTGCAACAATAGGTTCGATTGCTATTGAGTCGTTGTTGCATCAGGGAGATGAGGAGGCTAATTTATCTGAAGCATCCAAGCTTCAGCGTTGGAATCTTGCTGTCAAGATCGAAAAGGCGCTTTCAACAAAAGATCAGCCTGGAACAGTTGAGGTTTCTTCGGAAGATATCGTCCTGATGAAGGCTTGTGCAAACAAGAAATTCAAGACCGCAATCTACGCTCCATTCTCTCTGCTAGTAGAAGGGAAAGACCCAGTAGCGTAAAGGCATAAATAGCATAAGAGCCTCCAATGAGGCACCAAATAATAAGGGGTTCTTATGGCTATTGCTTCCCGAGCAGCCCTGATCGACTATGCGCTACGCGCACTCGGTGAGGATGTTGTCGAAATCAACGTTTCTGAAGATCAATGTAATGACCGCCTGGACGAAGCTCTAGAGTGGTTCCGTGACTACCATTCTGATGGCGTTGAAAAGCTATACTTCAAGCACCAGATTACGGGCACCAAGATCAATCTGGGCTCGGGCGATGCTACGCTATTTCAGGTAGGTGAAGTAGTTACTGGGGCAACGTCGGGCGTTGAGTTTACCCTAGAACAAAATCCAGAGTCAACCTACATGATCACCAAGTTCTTGGTGGGCACATTGGAACCTGGTGAGATTCTAAATGGTGGAACTTCTGGTGCAACTGCAACAGTCGGTTCTACTGGTTCGCCCGCTGTTGCTGACGTAGAGCTTGGCGACTTCGATCAGCGGTCGATTCCTGTCAACGACTCTATTATCGGCGTCAACCGAATCCTTCAGTTCACTGGAAACAACAGTTCTGGTGACTGGAATATGTTCGACGTTCGGTACCAAATCATGCTGAACGATATGTTCTCTCTGACCAATGTCAGCATGTTGTATTATACGCAGGTGCAGTCACATCTGAGCATGATTAATTTCTTACTCACCCCAGAGACTTCGCTTCAGTTCAATCGACACCAAGATAGGCTATATTTAAATTTCGACTGGCACTCAAAGGTATCAATCGGGCAATATATCATCGTGGAAGCTTGGGCGATCCTAAATCCAGAACAATGGACTGAGGTCTACAATGACAGAATCTTGAAGGAATACTACATTGCGTTGCTAAAGCGTCAATGGGGCAACAACCTCAAGAAGTTTGAAGGCATGCAGCTTCCTGGAGGCGTGACGCTAAATGGTCAGAAAATTTACGATGAAGCGATGGTCGAGATTGAGGAAATCCGAAATCGCATTGTTAATAGCCACCAACTTCCAGTTGACTTCATGGTTGGCTAATGTCTACTAACGTATATTTCCAATCAGGCATTCCTGGTGGTCGCACTAGTGAGCAGAGGGTCCTTGAGGATTTAGTAATAGAGTCCCTAAAGATTTACGGGTTCGATGTTTACTATATGCCTCGTCAACTGGTTAAAGAGGACGATCTATTTGGTGAGGACGTACTTTCGAAGTTTGACTATGCCATCCCACTTGAAATGTATCTTAAGAATATCAACGGGTACGGCGGTGATGGTGACTTCGTTCGCAATTTTGGTATTGAGATTCGCGACCGTGGTACGTTTGTATGCTCGCGCACGCGATGGGATCAAGCAATTGCAAAGCGTGGGTTAGGTATTCTTCCTGGAAGGCCGTCAGAAGGCGACTTGCTATACATGCCGGCGACAAATGCGTTGTTTGAAATCAAGTTTGTCGAACACGAAAATCCATTCTATCAGTTGGGTAAACTGTATGTGTGGGAGATGGAGTGCGAGCTGTTCTTGTATAGCTCCGAGAAATTCAATACTGGGATTGGGCCGATCGATGAAATTCCTGTACTCCAAAGCCAAGAAGTTATACCATACGCTTTGCTGGATGAGCAAGGAAATGCTCTTATTACTGAATCAGGCGAACCAATAGTTTCAGCAGAATTCGATATTAGCGCCGTGATCGAATACACCGACAACACAGGTATCAACGCCGAGGACGACGATGTTCTTGACTTCACGGAGTTGAACCCGTTTGGTGAGATTACAAAATGATTGACAACACCGTTTTCTATCATGGAACGATTCGCAAGACCGTAGTAGCTTTCGGATCAATCTTCAATAACATCCACATTGAACGCAAGGACGATGCGGGGGATGTTGTTCAGCTAATGAAGATTCCTTTGTCTTATGGTCCAAAGCAAAAGTTCTTGATGCGTATTCGCCAGAACCCAGATTTGGCAACTGAGAGCAGGGTGCAGCTATCCGTACCTCGTATTGGGTTTGAGATTGTTTCAATGTACTATGACAACGCTCGCAAGGTAGCACCTACTGCACAGATGAAATATCAGAATTCCGATCAGTCAATGAACAAGCAATATAACCCACAGCCATACAATATTCAGTTTGCCGTTCACGTTTTGGTAAAACATCAGGATGATGGACTACAGATCATCGAACAGATCCTTCCGTTCTTTGGGCCTGACTATGTGGTGACGCTGAAAGACATTCCAGAAATGGGGTTGACGCATGACGTTCCATTTACTATCAATAACATTTCTTATGATGATGTATTTGAGGGTGATATGTCTGAGCGTACTTCAATCATTTGGACGTTGAATTTCACTGGCAAGATCAATATGTACGGCCCAGTATCGCAACAAGGCGTCATCAAGAAGGCAATTGCTACTGTTTACCCGAATATGCCTGGCTACGTTGTCGAGGGTGATAACGAGCGATATACCGCCACCGTTGATCCTGAAACTGCTGGCCCTAATGACAACTACACTATTCTTGAGCAATGGGATAAAGTATGACTGATGAAGACCTTGAGCATATTTTAAACAAGCCATTACCTATCGAAGTTCCAACCCCACAAGAACCACAGCTTCCAGCAGTAGTAGAGGGAAGTACGTCTGGGAACGACGTTCAGGATGACTACGAGCTTGCTAGGACCACGATTCGCGATCTAGTCAAGACCTCCCAAGAAGCTCTTGACGGAATCTTGAATTTGGCAAAGACCTCTGAACATCCTCGTGCCTATGAGGTTCTTGGACAGATGATTAAGACTACCAGCGACACCGCAAAGGAATTACTGGCTGTTCATAAGCAAAAACAGGAAGTTACTGGTGAGGGCGAGGCGTCTTCATCCGGAGATACCCACATTGGAAATGCTATCTTTGTTGGTTCGACTAATGACTTGCAAGCTTTGCTCAAGCAAAAGAAGGATGCGCAAGTCATAGATCATGACCCAAACAGTTAACTCCCCGCGCAAAAAACGTCGCGGCCCTACCCATTATCTTGGCAACCCAAAGCTAAAGGCCGCCAACGTTCAGATTTCCTTTACGCAAGAGCAATTTCAGGAATACTTCCGCTGCTCTGACGATCCTGTGTATTTCATCAAGACATACATGAAGATTGTCAACATTGACAAAGGTCTTGTGCCTTTTGAGATGTGGCCGTTTCAGGAAACAATGGTTGATACGTTTAACCACAACCGCTTTACAATATGCAAGCTGCCTCGTCAAACAGGTAAGTCAACAACGGTTGTGGGCTATTTTTTGTGGATGATCCTTTTTAGGCCGCAACAAAGCATTGCGATCCTAGCAAACCGCGGTGACCTTGCGCGTGCGTTACTTGAGAAGATCAAATTCGCGTATGAATACCTACCCATCTGGATCCAGCAAGGCATCTTGTCGTGGAATAAGGGTTCTATCGAATTGGAAAACGGTTCTAAGATTGTTGCTACTGCTACGTCGTCAAGTGCTGCGCGTGGTGGATCTTACAACGCCATTCTGCTAGACGAATTTGCATTCGTTCAGCCAAATATGCAAGAGCAGTTTTTCAATTCTGTGTACCCGACAATTTCTTCTGGTAAGTCATCTAAGGTCATCATCGTTTCTACCCCTAACGGCATGGGCAATCTGTTCTACAAGATGTGGATGGATGCTACTGATAAAGAGGGTGCTAGGAACTCTTATGTACCAATCGAAATCAACTGGTGGGATGTTCCTGGTCGCGACGAGGCGTGGAAGAAGCAGACAATTGAGAACACTTCGCAACGCCAGTTCGCGCAGGAGTTCGAATGTCAGTTCTTGGGCTCAATGGACACGCTCATCGATCCGAACATTCTGCGAGCTATGGTCTTTCAGCGCCCTGTCCACGAAAAGGACAATCTGGAGATCATCGTTCCGCCGGAGAAGGGCCATATCTACGCAATTGTATGTGATACGTCGCGTGGTATTGGATTAGACTACTCTGCGTTCGTAGTGATGGATATCACCCAGGTTCCATATCTGACCGTCGCCAAATACCGAGACAACGACGTTTCACCATTGCTGTATCCATCTATTATCTACAACACAGGCAAAGTATACAACAACGCTCATGTCATGATCGAAATCAATGACAACGGGCAACAAGTTGCAGACATCCTACACAACGACCTAGAGTACGATAACATTGTCTGGGTTGCAAAAGACGCCAAAGCTGGTCAGGTGGTTGGCAATGGTTTTGGGCGGCAAGGTGTGACGCTACAAAAAGGCGTCAAGACCTCAAAACAAGTCAAGCGACTTGGCTGCACCCTGCTCAAAAATCTCGTTGAAAATCATAAGCTTATCGTCAATGATATTGATATTATTGGTGAACTCTCGACGTTCGTTCTGGATAAGGACACTTACGCTGCGGAAGAAGGTTGTAATGATGACTTGGCAATGTCTTTGGTCTTGTTTGCGTGGATGATTAACCAAGACTATTTCAAAAACATAACTAACACAGTTCTGAGAACAACGCTTTATGAAAAGCAGATGCAAGACATAGAACAAACGATGACGCCTTTCGGTATTGTCAGCGATGGGGTCAACGATACTAAGCTTCCTGTGGGGTATGGCGCCGATTCGTGGTTGGTTGGGGAAGATGATGACTCTTTGTGGCTAGCAAAAGGCTAAAGTTTGCCTTTTTGAAAAAGCCGCAATTGATAAATACTTTGACGAAAGTGAAGATTCCGTGACCCGGCTTTCTAATCACAAATCTAGGTCCCAAGCAGGGTAATAAAATAGGAGAAAATCCATGGCCTTTCAAGTCTCTCCCGGCGTACTGGTAGTTGAAAAAGACTTTACCGGTATCGTCCCAGCAGTCGCAACAACGGCGGGTGCGTATGTTGGCGCCTTCGAATGGGGCCCAGTTATGGAAGTCCGACAAATGTCGTCGGAAAATGATCTAACTAGCACCTTTGGTCGCCCAAACGCAGACACCTTTGTTGACTTCTATACTTGCATGAACTTCCTTGCATACGGTAACAACTTGCAAGTGGTTCG